ACTCAACTCAATGGGTGGTGCAAGAAAGTTTAGAGAGAAGTATGATGGTACTGCTGGTTTTGAAATTCATGGGTATGATAGATACATCTACACATATATCGCAGAGAGATTTCATGGTGACATAGAGTTTGATGCAAAACAAATCAAAGCTGCTGTACTAGATATCGAGTGTGAGTGTGAAGATGGATTCCCCGACCCACGTTACGCCCAAGAAAAGATAAACGCAATCACAATCAAACCAATTGGTAAACCAGCACGTGTGTTTGGAATCGGTGATTGGGAACACGGTAAAGATTACGTATACTATCCTTGCAGAGACGAAGCACACTTGATGACTGAGTTCATGAAGTATTGGAGGTCAGAAGCATTTGATATTATCACTGGTTGGAATGTAAACTCATTTGATATCACTTACATCTGTAACAGAATCGATAGACTGTTTGGTGAAGGTGAACACAAGAAACTATCACCGTGGGGAATGAGTGATGTAAGAGAGTTCACAACCATGGGTTATCAAAAACAAATGGTGTTTACACTCTATGGTGTAAATGTTCTTGACTACCTAGAACTATATCGTAAACACACCTTTGTCAATCAAGCATCATACAAACTAGACCACATTGCTGAGGTAGAACTTGGTAAGAAGAAACTAGATTATTCAGAACATGGTTCACTCCATACACTATACAAACAAGACTATCCAAAGTTCCTAGAATACAATGTGATGGACGTTCTTCTTGTTGAGGAACTAGATGACAAACTTGGTTTCATTGAACTTACAGAGACAATGGCATACAATGCTAAGTGTAACTATGCAGATGTTTTTGGAATGGTTAAGTATTGGGAAACCATTATCTACAACTTCTTGAAAGAACAGAAGATACAAACACCACCACAACAACTGAGAAGTAATGGGGATAAACTCAAACCTATTGCTGGTGCGTATGTTAAGGAACCACAAGTCGGTGGTCACAACTGGGTTATGTCGTTTGACTTGAACTCACTGTATCCACACTTGATTATGCAGTTCAACATCTCACCCGAAAAGATGGTGAGTGGCATAAGACAAGACGTTAGTGTAGAAAGAATGTTGAACAAAGAGTGTAACCTTGATGATGTGTATAGACTAGGACACACTGTTACACCTAACGGAGTCATGTTCAAAAGAGACAAACAAGGATTCCTGCCTGAACTCATGGAGAAGTTCTATGATGAACGTAAGGCATGGAAGAGAAAGATGATTGGGTATCAGAAGGAGAAAGAAACCTGTACTGATATCAAACGTAAGAGAGAACTTGATACACTTATCAAACATGCTTACAACAACCAACAGGTCAGAAAGATTGCACTCAACTCTGCTTATGGTGCTCTTGCAAATCAATACTTTGCATTCTTTTCTATCGACCTTGCAGAGGCAATTACTATGTCGGGTCAGTTGGTCATCAAGTGGGCAGAGAAAACAATCAATGATTATCTAAACAAAGTACTAAAAACAAATCAAGACTATGTTATCGCAATGGATACAGACTCAGTCTATATCACGATGGATAAACTAGTACAACAAGTGTTACCCGATGCATCTACAGAACAAGTCGTAGACTTTCTATGTAAGGCAGAGAGTCAATTAGAAACTGTACTTGAAGATGGATTTATAGACTTCGCAAAATACACTAATGCTTTCCAACAGAAAATGGAGATGGGACGTGAAGCAATTGCAGACCGTGGTATATGGACTGCAAAGAAAAGATACATCTTAAACGTCCATGACATGGAAGGTGTGAGATTTGCACAACCAAAACTAAAACTCATGGGTATTGAAACTGCAAAGAGTTCTACACCACAGTGGGTACGTACAAGACTTGAAGAAGCAATCAAGATTGTTATGCAAGGAACAGAAGAAGAGTTATGGGATTACGTAGAGACTGCAAGGAAAGAATTCAGACAACTACCACCCGAACAAGTATCATTCCCTAGAGGTTGTAACAATCTTGGTCAGTACAGTAACATGAACACTATCTATACTAAAGGAACACCGATTCATGTTCGTGGTGCTTTACTTTTCAATCATCATCTGAAGAACAAGAACCTAGATAGACGTTACGAAACAATCAAGGAAGGCGATAAGATTCTATTCTCATATCTAACACTACCGAATGTATTCAATGAGAATGTTATATCCTATGTTGGCACACTTCCAAGAGAGTTTGATTTACATAGATTCATTGATTACGATATGCAGTTTGAGAAGTCATTCTTAGAACCTCTAAAGAATATTGCAGAACGTATTGGATGGCATACAGAACCCGTTGCATCATTGGATAGTTTCTTTGGATGAAAACATTTGTAATAACAATCATGGATTTGCCAGAGAGCATTGATTCTGCTATTACAACAGCAAACACATGTTCTTTATATGGTCTCAGTGCAGAACTATTTCCTGCTACAGTTCCCGAAGATAATCCAACAGAGATTATACACAGAATACTAGGTAGAGAAATAAGTACAAACGTACTGAGATTAGAAGATAGAATGGATAGAGTTCTATCATGTCTCGCATCACAGATGAGATTGTGGGAATGGTGTGCTTGTGATAAGAATAGTGAAGACTTTCTTATACTAGAACATGACGCCCGAATGATTGCACCTATGCCTGATATAGAAGTGGACGGAGTTATCAGTCTTGGTAAACCATCATTCAATGAAGAACAACATTCTACACATTCATGGAAAGACGGTATCAATATACTAGAAGGTCAACACAGACACTTCTATGGTAACCACGCAATACTCATGAGTCCAGCAGGTGCAAAGGAAGTACTAGAAAGAATGAGAGACCCTAGTCTCAGATTCTTACATCCTGCTGACTTATTAATGAAACCATCTATTATGGGAGAAGGGTTGCTCAAAGAATACTATCCATTCCCATTTGATGTAGAAGAAAAGTTTACAACTGTACAGGGAGATAGGGGGACATCAATTAAAAACAATGTTCCCGATGATTATCAACAATTATGAAATCATTTGTAATTACACTTAAGAATAACGAACGTTCGAATGAATCCGCCAATAAGTGTATATACAGTGCAACACAACACGGTGTTACCGACATACAAAAGTTTACTGCAACAGAACCATCTGATTGGAAGATAGTACTGGGTAACGTAAAGAATACGTTTGGAATATATCCAAACCCCGATGCTGTAGGTGCTTGTTTTGCATCACACTACAGACTATGGAAACATTGTGTCAATCTAAATGAAGCGATTCTTATACTAGAACATGATGCAATATTTGTAGATGAACTTCCTAGATTACATAACTTTACTTGTGTTACACTAGGTAGACCATCATATGTAAGATTCCATGAACTCGACCCTACTAGTATACCACGCCCAGGGCTAGGGACACTAAAGACAAAACACATGTTAGGTCACCACGCATACTGTATCACACCAAACACCGCTCGGGAGTTTATCAGAGATGTCAAAGAAGCGAAACGACCACTAGAACCAAACGATTTATGGATGACCTTGGAACACTATCCACACTTACAAGAGTATTATCCGTTTCCCGTAATCGCAGACACAGAGTTCAGTACAGTACAAGGAGAAATACTAGAAGGGAGTGAACTCAAAAAGATACAACAATTTCCTACTAGGAAACAATATGAGTTTCTCAAAGAATATTATCCACAATGCTTAGAGAGACAAAGTATAGAGTTTATAAAACCATAAATATGAACATGTATCAATATAATGTAAAAATATCTAAAGTGGTGGACGGAGACACGGTTGATGTGGACATCGACCTAGGTTTCAGTACAGTTCTCAAAAAACAAAGAGTACGTATGATGGGTATCGACACGCCTGAAAGTCGTACTAGAGATTTAGTAGAGAAGAAGTTTGGGAAGGCTGCAAAGGCACATCTCAAAAAGATATTACAAGCAGAAAATATAACCCTAGTGTCACATGACAAAGGAAAGTTCGGAAGAATTCTTGGAGAACTTTTTGTAAATGGTGAAGAAATATCAGTGAATCAAAGAATGATAAACGACCACCATGCTGTACCTTATACTGGGGATAACAAAGACCTAATAGAGGAAATGCATCTCAAGAACCGAAAGGTTTTATTGGAGAACGGCACCGTTGAATTATGACAATATCGCTCATGGATATCATATACATAGTCGCAATTAGTGGAATTGTCGGCGCTCTTTATATGATAGAGTCCCAAGTTAAGGCAATCAAAGTCATGATGGAAGAACACATCAAGTTTGATGAGAAGATGTGTGATGACCTTAGATTAGTCGAACAAAAAATTAAAGAAAAGAAGTAAAACCCCCTTGTCAGATAACTGATTTCATCCTATAATGGTAATACATTATGAGAGGTGTATTATTATGAGTTTTTTAAAAGATTTAGTAAAAGCATCGGGTAACGAATATGCTAATATCGTTGCAGACGGTGTTGCAGCTGGTGATGTAGATTCCTTTGTTGACACAGGAAGTTATATCTTCAATGCACTATTAAGTGGTTCACTATACGGTGGACTTCCTTCAAACAAGATTACCGCAATCGCTGGTGAATCCGCAACTGGTAAAACGTTCTTTGCATTAGGAATGGTAAAACAGTTTTTGGAAGACAACAAAGATGCTGCTGTAATCTATTTCGAGTCTGAATCCGCAATCTCTAAGGAGATGATTGAAGATAGAGGTATCGATTCTAACAGAGTTGTTATCGTACCTGTTGTCACAGTACAGGAATTCAGAACACAAGCAATCAGTATACTTGATAAGTATGCAGAAACCCCCGCTGACAAACGTCCACCTATGATGTTTTGTTTAGATTCACTTGGTATGTTATCAACTACTAAAGAAATCGAAGACACTGCAGATGGTAAAGAGACCAAAGACATGACTCGTGCCCAAATCACTAAGGGTGCTTTCAGAGTTCTTACTCTTAAACTTGGACGTGTTGGTGTTCCTATGATTGTAACTAACCACACATATGATGTGATTGGTTCTATGTTCCCACAGAAAGAAATGGGTGGTGGTAGTGGTCTTAAGTATGCCGCTTCATCTATCATCTATCTCTCGAAGAGAAAGGAGAAAGAAGGTACGGAAATCATTGGTAACATTATTCACTGTAAGAATGCTAAGTCAAGATTGACTGTAGAGAATAGAGTGGTTGATGTGAGATTATCCTATGATAAAGGACTGGATAGGTACTATGGTCTACTAGACATGGCACTTGCATTCGGTGTGTTTAAGAAGTCATCTACAAGAATTGAATTACCTAACGGTAAAACAGAGTTTGGAAAGACTATCAACAACAACCCCGAAAAATACTTCACAGAAGATGTGATGGAACAATTAGAAATACATGCACAGGAATACTTTAAATATGGACAAAGCGAGACTAGAAACGACAATACTGAAGAATCTGATTCTCAGTGATGAGTATTCACGGAAAGTGCTTCCTTTTATTAAGGAAGAGTATTTCAATGAACCCGATGAACAAGTTGTATACAAGGAAGTAGTATCATACTTCGATAAGTACAACAAATCCCCTACTGTTGAAGCACTTCTCATCAATCTAGACAACAACACATCATTGAATGATGGTGTGTTGAAACAGTCTAAATCAATTGTAAAGGATTTTACATCTTCAGATACTTCTGCTCCCGAGTGGTTAGTTGATGAGACGGAGAAATGGTGCAAGGATAGAGCAATCTATATTGCCGTCATGAACTCCATCGATGTATTGGATGAAAAAAATCAGAGGTCAAGAGGAGAAATACCCGAACTATTAAAGGATGCACTTTCCGTGTCTTTTGACACGAATATTGGTCACGACCAAATTGAAGATTCAGATGCTCGTTTTGAATTCTATCACACGGAAGAAGAGAAGATTCCGTTTGACTTAGAATACTTCAACAAGATTACCAAAGGTGGTCTTCCCAACAAGACACTGAATATTTGTCTTGCTGGTACAGGTGTTGGTAAGTCACTGTTCATGTGTCACATGGCAGCTGCTGGTCTTATGATGAACAAGAATGTACTATACATTACACTTGAAATGTCAGAAGAAAGGATTGCAGAACGTATCGATGCGAATGTCATGAACATTCCTATGAAGGAACTGCCTGACTTATCTAAGAAAATGTTTGATAAGAAGGTAGAGAAAGTAAGAAGTAAGACTAAAGGTAAACTAATCATTAAAGAGTATCCTACTGCATCCGCACACGTAGGACACTTCAGACACCTGTTACAGGAATTGCAACTGAAGAAAGACTTTTCACCCGATATGATTTTTGTAGATTACCTAAACATCTGTGCTAGTGCAAGGGTAAAACCAGGCGCTGGTGCAAACTCTTACACACTAGTAAAGAGTATTGCAGAAGAACTAAGAGGACTCGCAGTGGAGTTTGATGTACCAATCATGAGTGCAACACAGACAACACGTAGTGGTTATGGAAACAGTGACATTGAGTTGACTGATACATCCGAATCCTTTGGTCTACCTGCTACTGCAGACTTTATGTTTGCACTGATTACATCCGATGAACTAGAAGAACTAGACCAGTTGGTTGTAAAACAATTGAAGAATAGATACAATGACCCTACTGTATTCAAGAGGTTTGTTATTGGTATCGATAGAAGTCGTATGAAACTCTATGATTGTGAACAGGAAGCACAAACAGACTTACACGATGGTGAACAGTTGATTGATGATAGTATCCCTGTTGCAGATAGAGGAAGGAGTGAAAAGTTCAACGACTTTAAGTTTTGATTGTATAAATAGATATATATTATGAACAAGTCACTAGACCCAAATGAAGTAATCTCAACGTTGAAGAAGCGTATAGAGATAAAGAAGCAACTCAGAAATGCAAATGAGCTAGACCCAACTGAGGTTAAAAAACTTAACAAAAAAATGAGTGCAATCGAAGAGAAACTTAAATCTAAACCCCTTGCTAAGATATAAAATGCTATAAATAACATTATAGTTTAGGAGAAACCATGCCGTATACAGCACAACAAATTTCAGACCAAGAGAAAGTCGTACAAGACTTAGACGAAAAAATCAAATGGATTAACGATGAAAGTCATCATTTCACTGGTGGACGTGTATGTCCTTCAACCGAAAGTGCAATGACAAGAACAGAGTTTTGGGCTGCTTGGAGAACTGCAAATCCAAATGCTGTTACAGCAAATCCAGTTTATGGAACTGTGCCTGATGGTCTTCCAAATGCAGGCGAATGGGCTATTACAAGTTTTGATGAGAGTGGCGAAAACGCAACACTCATGTGGGACTACTGGCAACACGACATGTTCTATGATATCGGTTACGAACAAGCAGATTGGTCATCAACAGTCACATCTTTACAGAGTGATTTGACCGATGCACAGGCTTTGTTAACCACAATGCAAAACGACCCAGCATAAAAAACACCTAAATAGTAGACGAACACACATTAAAGGTGTATAATCTACTATTATGGCAGCGAAAAATCTACATTTAGAACACTTAGAGGACGAAATCATCAATCAAGGTATTGGTGGTGGTAGAGGTGCGATTAACTTTTTACAAGGTCTAAGAGACATGTTGAAAGGTAGTCAGAACTCTAGAGTGAATATGACGGTGAAGTGGGATGGAGCTCCCGCTATCTTCTGTGGTAAACATCCCGAAACAGGTCAATTCTTTGTTGCAAAGAAATCTTTGTTCAATAAGGAACCACTCTTTTACACTTCAGAACATGAAATCAATAATGCATCCGAACTCTCGGGACAACTCAAAGAAAAGTTTTTAACTTCATTCCAATGCTTATCTAAACTATCTTTTTCAGACATCCTACAGGGTGACTTGATGTACACTAACGATACGAAGATGCAGAAGATAGATGGCAAATCATACATAACATTCCAACCCAATACAATCATGTATGCAGTAGACATAGAATCAAAACTAGGTCAACAAATTGCAAGGTCTAAGATGGGTATAGTGTTTCACACTACTTACACTGGTTCTACAATTGAAGGTCTAAGTGCATCCTTTGGTGCAAAACTACCAAACGGAAGTAGTAGTGATGTGTGGATGGATGATGCTACATATAAAGATGTTAGTGGTAACAGTACGATGACTGCAAAAGAAACACTTGCATTGACTAAAGAGTTGACTGCAGTAGGTAAAGCATTCCATGGTATCACTAAGAAAGATTTAGAGAAGTTTAAAAAAATACAAGAAACTATTGCAAAGAAAGGTGCAGGCGCAACATACAAAACATATTGTAACGCACAAATTAGGGCGGGTTCATACAAACCAACATACAACGGTTATATGAAACACTTCGAAAACTACTGGAGAGATAAGGTAGTTGGTAAAGTCAAAACAGAGAAGACAAAACAAATCAAGCGAGAGATTGGTGAACAACTCTACGCTGAGTTACGGTCACTAAATAAATTTATAACAAACTTGACGAAGTTCATGGAACACTTGGTAGTTGCAAAACAGATTATAATTGTTGCACTAAATAGAGTAAAGAGTATAGGAACATTCAAAAGAACCGATAAAGGGTTCGAAGCAGTAAATCCCGAGGGATATGTTGCAATCGATAAAACAGGTAGTGCAGTTAAACTCGTAGATAGAATGGAGTTTGCATACAATAACTTCACTGCAATGAAGGCATGGGACAAGTAATGAAAAAGACATTCGGGAAATTTATGACTGAGGCAAAAGACAAAGGTGCTGTCTTTACCTTCGGTAGATTTAATCCACCAACAACTGGTCACGAGAAACTAGTAAAAAAACTTGCAAGTCAAAAATCATTTGGTGATGTGCTTCTATTCTCATCACATTCAAACGACCCTGTAAAAAATCCATTATCACATAAAGATAAGATTAAGTATCTAAAAGCATTCTTCGGCAGACAAGTAAACGTAATCGATGCAGATGTAAAACAGATTTTCCAAATCCTAACATTCTTACACGACAAGAAATACACTAAGATTAGAATGGTTGTAGGGTCAGATAGAGTAAAAGAATTCGATAACATTATCAACAAGTATAACTCAGTAAAAGGTAGACACGGTTTCTATAAATTCGATGAGATACAAGTAGTGTCTGCTGGTGAGAGAGACCCCGATATGGATGATGTTTCAGGCATGAGTGCAAGTAAAATGAGAGCATTTGCAGAGAAGGGTGACTTCGAATCATTCAAAGATGGTGTTCCTAAAACAGGCAAGAGACTTGCAGAGAAACTCTATAAGGATATCCGTAAAGGAATGGGTATTGCAGAAGGTACACTACCACACTATATGATGGAAGATTTGATTACAGAGGGAGTGTACGACCCAGGCACATTCAAAGCAGTTTTCTTTTCAGGTGGGCCTGGAAGTGGTAAATCAACAGTCGTAGATAAATTATCTTTAAAGGCACTTGGTCTTAAACTGGTCAATACCGATAAAGCATTTGAGAACGGACTTAAAAAGGCAGGGATGACACTTGACCTTAGAGGTGCTGACTTCACTAAAGTAGACCCTATTCGTGCAAGAGCAAAAGCAATCACTGGTAAGAACATGGATAGATATATCGAAGGTAGACTCGGTATGATATTTGACACTACTAGTGCAAACCTTACAAAAGTTAAAGCATACAAAGACATGTTAGATAAATTAGGATACGAATCTAAAATGATATTTGTGAATGCAAGTCTTGATAATGCTCAGAAAAGAAATCAAATGAGACCTAGAAAGTTGCCGCAAGAAATTGTAAAACAAGACTGGGATAAGGCGCAGAAAAATGCAAGAGACCTACATAAAATATTCGGTAAAGACTTTGTAGAGATTGCTAACGATGATGATTTCAAGACACTAGAAAGAAAAGCAACATCACTATATTCTAAATTGATGGGATGGACAACTAAATTCCCTTCAAACAAACCTGCTCTTAAATGGAAAGAACAAGAGTTGATGGCGAAAAAGAGATAAATAGTATTATGACACATAGATTAGAAACATTTTTGGAAGACCTTAAGAATCTTAAAGAAGATGCGGTTGCAGCTGCTGAGTTAAAGGCAAAACAGGCAGATGAGTTAGAACGTCTTAAGACTAAACATGAGACTGAACTCGAAGCATTACAAGACCGTCATGATAGAGAGAATGATAGACAAAAAGGTCAAGACGAAAAGGAAATGAAAGACGACCAAATCAAAGCGAAGAGAGACGCTGAGAGAAAGGCAAACGAAGAGTGGGAATCGGGTGAAGACACTATGCCTGATTTAGAAGAAGGTAAACTCGTTGCTGATGTGAGTATGATTCTTGATACCATTCTGAAAAAATTAAAAACCAAGTTAGAAACAGAAGTTAAGAAGAATCCCGAGAAAGGTGTTGGTATGATTAACACTGTTGGTGCTTTTGTTAACCATAAAGTCACAGATAAATCACAAACAAAGGGTAAATTGTTTCTTAAATTTGGTGATGTACACGAAGTTAAACAAGATAAAGACATTAAAGACCGTGAAGGTACACAACCTGCTAAGTATTATGCAAAAGATGCTGACGGTGATGAGATGTCGAAGTCAACTAAACAGGCACGTGCAAGACACTTTGCACAGAAGAAGTCTGGGCCTGCTCCAGGCGATGCAACGGCAGAAACTAAACCATCAAAACACACCAAGAAATTTAAGAAGATGTTTGGTGAAAGTGAGGTGGAAGAGAGTGCAGAAAAATCACTTGCTAAAAAGGCAGACAAATCGGGTATCGCAAAAGGTATCCTACAACAAGTTTACAATCGTGGAGTCGCCGCTTGGAAGACTGGTCATAGACCAGGCACAACGCCAGAGCAATGGGGACATGCTCGTGTTAACAGTTTTATAACTAAAGGAAAGGGTACTTGGGGCGGTGCAGACAAAGACCTCGCTAAAAAGGCGGGTGGTTAATGACGTTTGTTTGTGTGATGATTATCACAGTCGCAATAGTATTTACAGAATTGGAGAGTAGAAATGTCGGGAAATAAACATGATAATGGTGTACACGAGATAGGTACAGACGAAATTAGAAAGGCGTATCAAGAAGACACGCCTGGGCAATCTGTTGAAGAATACATAGAACAATCTCAGAAAGCATTTCACGAACAGAAAAAAAGAACAAGGAAACACTTCAGTCAAGTGTTTGATAATCCTTTAAAAGGTTTCCCTTACAACGAAGAAACTGAATAAATTATGAAGTCATTCCAAGAGTTAGCAGTAGATGAGACACTCTACTCATTACAAGAAACAAAGACTAACATCCTAGACAATCCGTTTAGATTGGGGTCACTCATGTATTTTGAGACCATCAAAGAAGCGAGAAAGTTAGTTAAAGAAGGTAAGTATAGACTTACTGAAGTTGATAGACATATTTTAGAGACTGATATCGGTGATTTTGAAGTGTATGAAGGAGAACTAGTACCACTTGATTGTCCTATGATAGTCGAAGAAAAAGAGAAAGACGTAGAACTCAACAAACCTAAAGTTGGTGGCCCAAAGAAATACTATGTTTATGTTAAAGACGGAGACAAAGTTAAGAAGGTAACATGGGGTGACACTACAGGTCTTAAAGTCAAGTTGGGTAACGAAAAAGCACGTAAATCATTCGCTGCTAGACACAAGTGTTCACAACAAAAAGATAAAACCTCTGCTGCCTATTGGGCATGTAGATTACCATATTATGCAAAACAGTTAGGACTATCCGATGGAGGTAGTTTTTACTGGTAAGGATTGATTATGACCAGTGACAAACCATATCACGACAAGTTAGAAGAACAACATGGTACTGGGTTACCATATATAATTAGGACTTTCAAAGAGTCTGTAGACCCGATGGAATTAATCTGGCACAGAGACAAGGAAAGTCGGCACATATCAATTCTCTCAGGTACGGATTGGAAGTTGCAATTAGATGATGAATTACCTGTTACACTTAAAATAGGAGGCGAATACTATATTCGTAAAGAACGTTATCATAGGGTCATTAAAGGAGAAGGTGACTTGGTGGTAAGGATAGAGAATATATAAATAATAGTACTATGAGTTATAAATCAGAAAACTGGAAAGAAAAACTAGAAGCAGTACGTAACTTTGGTCAGCAAGTAGAAGCGACTGAACACGATGCTGACGCTGAAATTAACGACCAAATAGAGGAAGAACTCAAGTTATTCTTCCAAGAAGAGGAAGAGACAATTGTCCTTGGTGAAGAGGGAATGGGCGATAAAATCGCAAAACTCTTTAGAATCAAAGACAAAAAGGCAGTTAATGGTATCGCTAATCTTCTAAACATGACGGACGTTAAAGTTCTTCAATCTATGCAGAAACAAAACCCCAAAGGATTCGAGAGAATGGCTAAAAAACTGGGTGAGTTGCCTGCGATGGAAGAAGTACAAGAAGAAAAACTTACAGTTGAGAAGACTATCGAAAAACTCACAGAAAAAAATATGTTGGGTAGACTTGCAAAATCTTTACGTTTAGATGAAGAAGGTAAAGAAAAAATGTTCGACTACTTCGAAAACGGGGAGTTAAAGCAATAATGAAATTCACATCTATGGGCTTATCCGAAGACCTACTTAACACAACGGAAGCAGTACTCGCCATGGAAGGCGAATATGAAGTGTTCTTCAAAGCAGCACTTAAAAAGTTTGGTGTAAATTCACCTGCTGATTTCAAATCAGACGAAGAGAAAAAGAAGTTCTTTGACTATGTCGATAAGAACTACAAGGGTGAGAAGGAAGAAGAAGTCAAAGAAGGAAAAGCAAAAGTTTCAAAAAAGTATCTAAAGTTGGGTGATTGTTCATACGACAAGAGAAAAAAAGTTGAGGAAGACAACTCAAAAAAGCAAGATGATTTTGTTGCGTACAAGTACAAATCAGCATCACTCAACAAAATCAAAGCAGACATAAAAAAACTCATGAAAGATGAGAAAGATTTTCCCGAGTCACAAAAATCAGGCAAGATGTTACTCAAAGTTATGGATAACATTGTCCTCGCAAATGACGATGGTGTGCCTATGATGACTGATAAATTCCAAAAAGAAATATCCAAAGCATATTTTGGCGATACTATGTGGAGAGAAGAAGTCGCATCTATTATCATCAAACATGATGACAATTTAGCATCAGCAATATTTGGAGTGTAACATGAATCTTTTCCAAGAGTTAAAAGAAAAGAAAATTCTAGATAAAGATGGAAAGGTTGATGCCCTGGGCCCATACGGTAAACAAAAACTTACAGGTCAAGAAGTCGCATCATACTTTAAAAAGAATAAAGTATCAGATGCTAAAGTTAAAAGGGCAGTAGAAGTTGCACTTGACTTAGGTGGTGCAATGGATGTTGCACGTAAAGAAATTAAAAAGTTTTTTGGTGACAAAATACTTAAAACAAAAGAAGTTCAGACTGCATTAAGATATGCAAATGAATCTGTAGTCACCGAAATGACTCATAGACTTGTATTTGATAAAGCAGCAAACCTTGATAAGGCTGAAAAGATTGCACAGAAATTAGGTTTGAAAACCGATAGTGAGACACAAAGCAAGTACTATTACTTAAGTGTCAATGATGGTGGTAACACTTCAAACTTTGTAAAGTTTCTAAAACAAACAGACGGTCTTACAGAAGAAGTAGTCAATGAAGTACATAAGTCCTCATTGGCAATTAACCCTAAAACAGTAAAACAATCTAAACCATTGTTTCAAAAAATTGCAAAGAAACTTGGTGTTGAATTGGAATTTGGTATTGATGGCCATTTCCCAAGTGTTTTACAAGTAAAAGCAAAATCAGCACAAGCATCAAAAGGTTTTTATGATGCAGTCGGTAAGGATAAAAAACTAATGAAACTAATAGACCACGTAGAACACGATGCAGAAGCTATACTAGAGAACTACAGAGTTCTTGCAAAACACGGTATGGGTACAGAGACCAAGAATTCAATCAGAGTAGGAACTGAGATTGATTATTACCGTGCTGACGGTGCTAAGTACATGGGTAAAGTCATTAAGATGACTGCAAAAACTTATATTGTTAAAGACGATAAGAATGGTAAGAACTACCAGTTCACTTATCATGATAGAGTTAAAGCAAAGAAATACCTCAAACAAGGTGACAATCCTGCTCAACAGGCTGCAATCGCAATCGCAAAGAAAGAAAAGGAAAAGAAAAATGTCATGGATTCCTACAGACAAATGTGGGAAGATGCAGTTACTTTGGATGAAGCAGTAGCAGACATTACTGTAGACCCTAAAAACAGAATCAACAGTGGTCAACAACAAGGTTACCACGGTATGGAAATTGCAAAACAAGCAAGAAGAATGGGTTTGAAATCCGCTGTAATGCATAAACATGTCAGAATCAAAGGTAGTAAGAAAGACGTTAATGATTTCTTAAGATTAGTTATCGGTAAATCAAGATACGGTGACCCTACAGAAAAAGATATGTCTACACCACAAGTAGATAAGATGCTGACTAAGGGGTTAAAGTAATGTCTAAGAACCTATTTGAAACATACAAGGACATGAATCAATTAGAAGAAGCAAGAATTGCTAATTATAAGCCTACGAAGTTCGAAGGTAAAGAGTTCGATAGAAAAAAAGAACTCAAATCTTTAAAGAACATGCATAATGCAATTATGAAAATCGCAAAGATGCAAGATGATATGCAATACACTGCTGAAACAGGTGGAACTCCTAGAATTGGTAATCCACATGCAATACATCAAAGTCTAAGAAGTGCTGAACAGGCAATATTCGATTACATTGGTGGTATCGAAAGAGGACACTATGATGGTGTCATCGATATGGAAAGAGATTGATGTCAAAAGAATTAACAAAAGCACAAGTAGAGAAACTACTTACAACAGACGCTAGATTTAAAGTTTTCAAAGAGAAACTTAGAAAACTAGGATATGTTAAGAGTTCCAAAGAAACTAACGCTGTAATGGAAAAGGCGGGTGACTTTGGTATGATGTCTGATGCTGGTAATAAGAAGATTGCACGTGCAGTTAAACAATCCAAGTCAGAGAAAGAACTCAAACAGAAGTTAGAGAAGATTTCTACAATGGCAGGTGGTAAGTATTCAGAGGCAAGTGAAGACGAAGTACTTGATAGGGCAATCGCTGCCTTTCAAGATACTGCAATGGGTTCACAAGCATGGGCAGATAAGAATATCGTTGTCCAACTTGGTCAATTTAGAGACCATATAAAGGATGGAGAAGTATCCACCAACGATAACAAAAAGACAAAAGTAAAGAGAGATGATGCAGTAAAGGTTTATAACACTTTGATGAAGGTTAGGGCCCCCATTCGTGATAAATACTCTAGACTTTTACAGAAAGACGCTAAAACGTTTAAAAAGACTTTCGATGCTATATTGAAAGTCGCAAACAGATAAAGAGGAAATTAAAATGGCATTATGGGGATTATTAGATAACGAAGCTTCTAAACCTAAGTATCTAACAGACGCTGATAAAGCAGAATGTTATGGTGCTGATACAGCTGAAGTTGGTGCAAATGACGGTGTAAACTCAGAAGGATGGGTTTTAAGAAAAGTAGTAGGGTCAAGAACTCAATTTGAAACATTGGTTGCAATGTCTTCAGGTTCAATGGGTGCTGACGTTGCAGACTTTGATGACGATTCAGATGCTGGAACACCTGATATCGATGACGATACAGTACTATCAGATAGTTAATATACGGTTTAACAGGGGAAAATTATGAAGAAATTTAAAGACTTTTTAGATGAGTCATATATGGATGGCGCTGGTCTATCTTCTGAGAAGATACCACATGACGTTGATGATTCAGTCGTAAAACAAAAAGTTAACGCAATCTTAGGACACACTGCAACAGTTGAGTTCATGAATCCGCTTGCTGCTCTACAGCAAATGGAATCAAAACTTGGTCAGTTAGGTATGTCAAAACTAAGAAGTGTTGGTGAGATGGGTGTTGTGCAGAACGAAGAGTTTGATGACGCTGGTGAGATGGACTTAGAATTCACAAGATACGAATCTTTTGGTAAAACAGTAGACACACCAAATGATGAGTTTGAAGAAGAGTCTAAATCATATACCCTAAAGGTTAGATACGAGAAACTAGAAACAGGCTCATACAAGGTTTACGGAAGTTTAGTTTAAAACTTCCTAACAATATAAAGAAGGGACTTCATGTCCCTTTTTTTATGCTTGAAAGTGCCTATATAATTGTATATTATGAAACTCTTTGATACCCTTACAAATAAGAATTTTACTGCATTCGCTCAAAAACACTATGATGACCCACAATGTGAGACCATAGAAGACTTTGAGGAAGATTTACGTAGATTCCGCTATCTTAAACGTCTCTTACACAGATACCATGAGAATGGTGAGATGAGAGAGCGCCTTATGTTAAACCATCTAATAACATTGTTCAATGTGTTCGGTTTCGAACCATGTATGAAGATGTTAGAGTTTAAGTTAAAGGATGATAAGTATTGGATGTCAGTGAAGACTATGATATTGTACTTAGGTTACATAGATGATAAATGGAAACCCGAGATACCATTAGATGACGCCCTCGTACAGAGATTACGAGATTTATAAATTTATGCTCCTCTAGCTCAATTGGTAGAGCAATGGTTTTGTAAACCATAGGTTGTAGGTTCAAGTCCTATGGGGAGCTCCACTATTTTGAATACATAAATAGAAGTATGGCTGGACAATTAATAAACACACTGATAGTTTTTAGAATCATCAAAATGTTAACTCAAAAATGGGTTGATACAGATGCTTTCAAACTTGGTTTGATAGGTAAAGATGGTAAGAAAACAGGGAAGATTGCAAAGACATCTGATGAGAAGAGTGCTTATTCAATGCTCCACAGACTTGTCTTCAATCTGAAGAGAATTATAGAAAAGGTGCCGTTTGGTAAATCACGATTCGCTTCATATGCGGTTGCGATTGCACTACTTAAAGAAGAAACAAATCTCACTGCTGACCAAGCAGAAGAACTATGTGAGAAAGTATATAGATTCATCAAAGACAATGGTGAGTTTGATGTCGATGACTTAACAGAAGCAACTCAAGTCATGACACTAGAGGTTGGTAGAAACTACCACCTTAGAAGACAACTAGAAGAACAGAATGGTGTAATTTATCCACAAAAGACCCCTTTAACTGTTATTGCAGAACACTCTATAGTGTTCGGTGTTAACATTTATATCGCACAATGTGGCGTAGAAAGAATATTGGTAACAGAAGATGACGTTTATTGAGGCAGTAATAGACGTAGACAACATAACACACACAGGTAAGTCGAAGAAACCCGACTTAGAAGAGTTAGGTAAGTTATTCGACACTAAAGTGATAGATGAGTTAACCCTTACACCACCTACTGCCAATTCTAGTCCCAAGACTATCAAAGAAATCAAACAGATGATTACTATGATAGACAAACTTACAGATGAACAGAAGAGACGTTATCTAAACACAGATGATGACACTTCATATTTCATCAAAGAATACATGTCAAACAATGATTTGGCATATGAAGATACAGACATTGAAATGATTACGGATAGTGCAAGACACATCGGTAGATACTTTAAGAATAAATTTATGAGACCAAGACCTTATTTACTCGCAGAGAAATTAGGAATGGATATGAAGTATTTCGATACAGACACTGCACAATCACCAGCGTACCCATCAAATCATGCTTTACAGGCGAGAGTAGTCGCAAACTATTATTCGTCCATCTACCCTCAACACAAATCTAAGTTGTTGGAAATGGCAGAAATCTCTGCTCTTGGTAGAGTCCATGCTGGTATCCACTACCCTAGTGATAAGGTGGCAGGATACCAAGTTGCGGATGCATGTATGAAGTACTTTAAATATGATATATTAGAAGATGCTCCCTTGAATGCAACTGGAAATGCAGTTGCAACAAATGTACCAGTAGTGAAGAAGAAAAAGAGATACGAACCAGCACAACTCTTTGACCTAATCAAAAGAAACTCACAGGTATAACTATGTTAAAACTGTTAAATTACTTAGCCCTAATTACATCTATTGTAATCGCTGGGATAGCTGCATACTTCTCAGTCATCGGTATGGCGACCATGTTTGCTGGTGCATACCTTGGAACAGTCGTGATGATGACAGCATTGGAGTTTGGTAAGTTAGTTACCGCTGCTTATCTACACCTTGCATGGGAGAAGATGAACTATCTAAAATGGTATTTACTATCGTCTGTTGCCGTCCTCATGCTGATAACATCACTTGGTATATTTGGTTATCTATCCAAGGCGAATATTGAAGTGTCACTAGTGGGTGATGGTAACAATCTAGAACTATCCATACTGGACACTAGAATCGAGGCAGAGGAAGGTAAAATACAGAGACTACAAGATAGAGTTGCAAACTTAGACCTAGTGTTATCTACAGGTAGACCACAAGATAGAAACTATATCAATAGACAACAGAGAGACGAACGTAAACAGATTGCAGAGGACATAGACACATCTATAGGTCTAATTACACAATATACAGAAGATAAACTACCCATACAACGTAAACAATTACAACAAGACTCTAAAATAGGCCCAATAAAGTATGTTGCAGAGGTGATATATGGTCAAGAGGAAAGTGTCAAGTATCTTGACAATGCAGTTAGATGGGTGATTTTTGCACTTATTTTTGTGTTTGACCCACTGGCAGTGTTACTTTTGGTCACTAGTGTTGCACTCATTGTAGACAAACCTGTACAGAAGAAAGTCGCAACGCCGAAAAAAAAAGTTACTCCAAAGCAAAAACCGCAACCAAAAGTAACAAATAAAATTGTATTACAGGTACCAAAAGACAAGGTTTTAGACTTGTCAAAAGATAAATAACAGTGTACACTAATTAGGAGTAACACATGACAGAATTAAATCTAGCAGAAATGACCAAAGAGGAAAGACTGGAGTACTATAAGAATGATGGTAAACCAGTAATGCCTGAAGGTTATGATGAGATGGATGATGAAGCACCGCAGAAACAATCTTATGACCTCTCTCTTGCTCACAACGAAAAGCAAATCGCTTCTATAGAAGCAGAACTTGCTGAACTTGCTGAAATTCTTCGTAAAGAAGAAGAAAAAGCAGGTAAGTTTGCTGTTAAAGAAGAAGAGTAAATACTAAATACTTGGTAAAACAATTTAGGAGATTAACATGCCAGAACCATTATCACCAATCCCATCAATGGATGATTTAGCGGCAAGAAAAGCATGGTTTGAAACTGGTGACGGAGTTCCAGTTCAACCCGAAGGTTACGCAGACTTAGCAGAGGACGACCCTAAGAAGGTTGCCTACGATAGTTCAGTAACAACTAATACTGCTCAAATCGCTGATTTGCAAGCATTAATAGACGCCGAATAAACCCCCAAAATCCTCTTGAAATAACATACATTCAGTGATATACTGAGTGTATGTTATGGTTAGAGCGAAAGTACCTCTCACAAGTCACGCCTCTTCTAGAGGTATGTAAGTGGAAGGGAGATACTACATTAAATCACAGATGTCTTTATTGTGGTGATTCCCAAAAGAATCGCTATAAAGCACGTGCCTATCATTTCGCAGTAGACCAGTCGTTCATTTACAAATGTCATAATTGTGGTAAATCTACATCATCTATGACGTTTCTAAAAGACCACTTCCCTGTACAACACAAGGAGTATGTCAAGGAACTGTTACAAGAAAAGCATGGTAAGAAAACAGATAACCGTAGAATGCCTTCTGCTAATGTTTTCAAATTTAAACCCAAGACTACAGAAAGTCTAAATACAGTTGCACCTAAAATGTCAGTAGAGAATTTGAAGTTCATAGCGAAACCAGCGATTGAAGTTGCAGTCGCAAGAGAGTACCTAGATAACAGAAAGATTCCAGTAGAGGCACAAAAGGAGTTATGGTATGTCGCATCCGCACAAAGTTTATCACACTTGTCGGATAAATATAAAGATAGACCACTAGGAAACAATCCTAGAATAGTATTGCCATTTATCAGAAATGGGGAACTTGTTGGTGTTAGTGGAAGAGCAATCGATGACTCGCCACTGAGATATCTAACGATGAGATTCCGAGATGATGACCCACTCATCTTCAATGTTGACAAAGTGGATACAACTAAAACTATCTATGTAACAGAAGGCCCATTAGATAGTTTATTCCTACCAAACAGTATTGCTGTCGGTGGTAGTGACTTTAAGAAAATCGACAATGCTATAAAACAGAATGCAATTATAATTTATGACAACGAACCACGCAATAAACAAATCCTAAAGAAACTCGATGAAGTAATCGATGACGGATATCGTGTGTGTATATGGAATGATAAGAGAGTGAATGAACTAAAAGATATTAATAATATGGTGATGAGTGGATTAACAAGTGAAGAAATTGTTTCTATTATAGACAACTGTACAACTGAAGGTCTCGCTGCTAAACTGAAACTAAAGGAGTACAAGAGAATATGAACGCTACAATCAAAGTTTACAAATCCGATGGAACTAAGGAAGAAATCAATCTAGACAAAATCCATCGTATGGTGGAGAAATCATGTAGAGGTATTGCTGGTGTTTCTGAATCACTTGTAGAAATGAACAGTGGTTTACAATTTTATGATGGTATTACTACCAAAGAGATACAAAAAATACTTGTCAAAAGTGCAAGTGATTTGATATCATTAGAGAATCCTAATTACCAATTTGTAGCTGCAAGATTACTCTTATTCGGAATTCAAAAACAAGTATTCAATACTAAATGGAAAGATAGTGAAATCTACCCACCCTTACAAGACATCATCAACAGAAACATCGAGAAAGGTGTGTATGATGATGCCATACTTATGTCCTATACTGAAGAAGAAATCAAACAGATTGATTCCTACATCAAACACGGACGTGATACAGACTTTACCTATGCTGGTTTACAACAAATTGTAGACAAGTACTTGGTACAAGATAGGTCAACTGGTTTGGTCTATGAAACGCCACAGTTCATGTATATGTTAATATCCATGACACTGTTCCAAAATTACAGTAAAGAAATAAGGTTAGACTATGTCAAAAAATACTATGACGCAATCTCAACATTCAAAATCAACATCCCAACCCCTATCATGGCAGGAGTTCGCACTCCTTTACGACAATTTGCAAGTTGTGTGCTCGTTGACACAGACGACACTCTCGACAGTATCTTCTCAAGTGATATGGCAATTGGAAAATATGTTGCTCAACGTGCCGGAATCGGTATTAACGCAGGCAGAATCAGAGGAATTGGTTCGAGGATTAGAGGAGGCGAAGTCCAGCATACGGGAGTCGTCCCATTCCTTAAGAAATTTGAGTCAACGGTTAGATGTTGTACACAGAACGGAGTAAGAGGAGGTAGTGCAACAGTACACTTCCCTATCTGGCACCAAGAGATAGAAGACATCCTTGTTCTCAAGAACAACAAGGGAACAGAGGACAACAGAGTACGTAAACTAGATTACTCTATTCAGTTGTCAGAACTGTTTTACAAGAGGTTCTTGTCGAACGAGGATATCACCTTATTCTCACCACATGAAGCCCCTGGGCTATATGAAGCATTCGGAACACCCGAGTTTGATGAACTCTATGAGAAGTACGAACGTGCTACATCTATTCCTAAGACTAAAGTTGGTGCAAGGGAACTGATAACAGATTTATTAAAAGAAAGAGCAGAGACTGGTAGGATATACATCATGAATATCGACCACTGCAATACACATAGTAGTTTCAAAGACAAGGTTAACATGAGTAACCTATGTCAAGAGATTACATTGCCAACAGACCCAATCCAACATATTGATGGAGAAGGTGAGATTGCATTGTGCATACTAAGTGCTATTAACGTGGGTATAGTGAAAGCGGACGAGATGGAGACCTTGTGTGACCTCGCAGTGAGAGGACTTGAAGAACTGATAGACCACCAAGAGTATCCAGTAGAAGCTGCAAGAGCATCTACTATCGCACGTAGGTCATTGGGGATTGGTTATATTGGACTTGCCCACTTCCTTGCGAAGAACAAAGTAAAATATGGCGACCCCGATGCACTTAAATTAGTGCATGAATTGACTGAGTCATTCCAATACTATCTACTCAAAGCATCCAATACCATTGCAAAGGAAAAGGGTGCTTGTTTAGGTTTTGGTAAGACTAAATACGCTGACGGTATTTTGCCCATCGACACTTACAAGAAAGATGTTGATGAGTTAACACCAAATGTATTACACCATGATTGGGACGGATTGAGACAAGACATCCTTGACCATGGTCTAAGACATTCTACACTTACTGCTCAAATGCCAAGTGAATCATAGTGTTGTGTCTAACGCAACAAACGGTGTAGAACCACCTAGAGATTACTTGTCAGTGAAGAAAAGTAAGAAGGGTACATTGAAACAGGTTGTACCACAATACACACACTTAAAGAACTCTTATACACTGTTGTGGGATATGCCAGATAACACTGGGTATATCAATGTCATTGCAGTTATGCAGAAGTTCTTTGACCAAGGTATTAGTGGTAACTGGTCATACAATCCCGAAAATTATGATAACAACGAAGTGCCAGTATCAGTGATGGCGAAAGACTTCTTGACCACATACAAGTATGGTTGGAAGACTTCCTACTATCAGAACACTATGGATGGTAAGACTGAAGACGTAGTGGAACTAGCACCAACAGAATATGAGGGCGATGATGAAGACTGTGAAGCATGTGCGATATAGAAGTAATAAGCAGTATGTGCCTGACGAAGAAAAAACTGTAAGAATTCGTTCACTCCATAAAGATGATGGTAAGTACATTTATGGTCACACTAACGAACAGACCATGCAGTTTATCGAGAACAGATATTTGGTACTAAGGGATTTCATTCCACAAGACATTGTTGATTTTACCATGGATACATGGAAAACCATGGAACAGCAAAACGATGAGACTGGAGTACTAAAGAGAGAAGGTGATATTATACATAAATCACCTAGAGATTCTTTAGGTAAATCTGTAGCTGCATACACATTCCCACCTGCTGTTGCATTACACAGGTGGTTGTGGGAAAACTTAAAACCTGTATTAGATTTTGATTTGAAAGAAACCTATGCATACAGTAGAAAGTATGATAGAGGTGCATATCTAAAATCACATATGGATAGACCATCGTGTGAAGTGAGTGCAACATTGTGCTTAGATTATTCTTCAGATGATGGAGAACCATGGTCAATATGGGTACAGAATGACCAAGACTATCTACAGTATGATATGACACATGAAGAAATGTTTCGTCATACACAAGAAAAACCTCATAGACAAAGAACGGGTACACAGGTTAAACTATATCCAGGCGATGTGATGTTATATCAAGGGCCTAACTGCCCACATTGGAGAGACTATTTCCTTGGTGACTACTCATATCACATGTTCTTACACTTTATAAGAACGCCTGGGCCAATTGACCAAATTAGTGATGTGCAAGCAGAACTAGCACCATCATCAGCTGCAAAGAACAACGTACTTGCTTATGATGGTAGAAAGAGTAGATATGGTAATGAAAGTGAAAAGGATGCTAATGAACAATTCGGTAAAGCGAATGCTAATTGGCATAAAATGCCCGCAGAACATAGAGCAGAATGTTCCAATAATTTTGGATATGAAAGAATTGAAGAGAAACCGAAGAGAAAAAGAAAATGACTGTATTTAACAAAAGCAACGTAGACTTCACCAAACAGAAACTGTTTTTTGGTGAACCACTTAACACACAAAGATTTGATGAGTTCAAATATCCTATATTTGATAAACTCACACAAA